ATCGAACCAATTGTTGCGTCACATTCGGCACCACTGCCGTTTGTTATGTTTACTGGGTTGTCGTGTGCAGCAGCAGCACCAAGTAAATGACTATCTTTGTAGTCTTCCATTATAGTGTCCAATGGCCATGTTTGTGAGAGACTTCCAGCAGCGTCTGCGGTAGTGTTTCTACTGGTAATAACCCAGTAAGTTAGGTACACTGGCCCAGAAGCTTGGTTTTTAAAGTTGAAAGTTATAACGTCGTTTTCATGTAAGAATTTTCTTTGATAGAACGCGTCTAACGATCCAGCCATTGGGTCTGTTAATTCTGCAGTGTACGCGTTTGTTGATTCTAGCCAACGAACAGTTGATCTGCTCATTCTTGAAGTGTACTCAGCCATGTTTTGGAGTTGACCTCCTACAGATTGCCAGTGTTCCATTCCAACCTTACAATGTAGGAAGAAAGATCCTTGATCTTGAAATGTTGATTTGCCTGAGTACACTTTAGCAGCTCTTAGCTCCTTGCTTTTTTTGAAGTTGATTAAGTACTTATCATAAGTTTTTCCAGCTCCTGATCCAGCATGTCTTAATTGCGGTACTTGATATCTTGGAGCAGGTCCTCTTGTCCGTGCTGCATAAGCGGGCAAATATCTAGGCGCATTTCTAGCAATAGCCTTAGTGTATTTATCGTTTTTTCCAGTCAAAGTTTTGACGTTGTTTTTGAGGTTCTTGTAAGTGCCTTTAGCCAAGGTGTAAGTTCCTTGGGCGTCGTTATACAACTGTGCAGCCTTGTTGCTGTATTTATTAACAGTGTTAATAGTCTTCTTGGCCTTGTTGTAGTAGTCGTAGAGCTTAGTCGCTCCGTCGTAAGCAGCGTACGCATAAGGAGCTGCTTGAACAAGTGCCATTTCGTAAAGCCCTGGAACAATTGATGGTCTAGCTATTATTACCTAGACCATCCGTTCCGTTCCGTTTCCTACCCCGCATGACGTCGATAAACAAACCCCTGTTTTTTTAAGGTCCGTCTCGTAATAAAAAGGAGTCCTTCTGAAAAAGTATATAAATGAAACATAGATCCTATGTCTTTACCTATAATAATTATCCTACCAATCTAAATGACAATGACCCCCTGGACTCCTGGATCCTCCGACTCGGAGGAAAGTATGTTATCGCTGGCCGAGAGATATCGTCTACCGGAACCCCTCATCTACAGGGGTTCGTTCAATTTGCCAACCCCCGAGGGTTCGCCAGTGTCCGTAAGCTCCTTGTCGGATGCCATGTGGAGCCCGCCAAGGGATCCCCTGCCCAGTCCCGAACCTATTGTTCAAAGGAGGGAAATTTCCGAGAGTCCGGAATTATACCTTTGGACCCCGGGACTAGAGAGATTGAGAGGTGGGAGGCGGCCCGTAAGAGTGCCGAGTCCGGAGACTTTTCCTCTATACCGGCGGATATCTATGTCCGATATCTCGGAAATTTGCACAGAATATTTAGAGAATCTCTCCCCCCCCTCGAGCCCTTGCCCAGTACCTGTGGTGTCTGGCTCATCGGTCCCACTGGAAGTGGAAAATCTCGAGGTGTCCGTGACCAGTTCCCCGATCTTTATCCCAAACCGCTGAACAAGTGGTGGGATGGCTATCAATCCCATGAAACTGTTTTGCTAGATGATGTAGATTATAATCAAAATACATGGATTGGGAATTTTCTTAAAATTTGGGCTGATCATTATCCTTTTATTGCCGAAAAAAAAGGAGGATCTCAGTTAATTCGACCTAAACGAGTAGTTGTTACTTCCCAGTATACTATCGACCAGTTATTTATTGATCCTGAATTGAGTTCGGCTATTTATAGACGGTTTAGGGTTTTGAGTGTTGTAGCTTCTCAGAAGATAAATTGGGAATCACCAACCATTCCATTGGCCTCAGTGGCAACGTAGCCCGACAGGGCGTCTTTCCTCACCGCCCGCCCGGCGGGCCGGCTCCATTTTAGGGTTTTGCACAGTAATATTTAAACAACAATTTATTTTAATAATGAAAACTAATTTAACTAAATATTTTAACATTTATGCCGTGGTTACAGCGATGTTATCGATATCGCCATCCTGATCGTCCATTTCATAAACTGCGGGGACATTGGCCCCTTCTTCGTCTCTTAACAAATCTGTGTCCGGTTTGAATTTGATAGAAGGCGTAGTCATCACAATTCTGTATGTACTTGTTCTGTTCCAAGTACAGATAACCTTAGCTCTTCCTGTGGTGATGCTTCCAGTTGGTGGACCAGATAAAGATGAGAATCCTTGAACTGTGTCACCAATCGATCCATGTGTTTTAAATAAGAAGAATTTAGTAATTCCTTTCATCCAATCCTTGTGCGGAGCCATGTTGAGCAACAAATTAATTTGCTGATTCATGCAGAAGGTGTGTTCACCTCCTTCTAAAAGCCTTACCGTTTTTTTGTGCGCAATTTTGTAGTTTCTTCTAAATGAATCTCCGTTCATTTTCATCGAACCAATTGTTGCGTCACATTCGGCACCACTGCCGTTTGTTATGTTTACTGGGTTGTCGTGTGCAGCAGCAGCACCAAGTAAATGACTATCTTTGTAGTCTTCCATTATAGTGTCCA